ACGAAGTGAGAATGAATGAAGAAGATGATGAACGATGGTCACTATCATTTATGATGTCCATCCCAGATGATATAAGACAAAACCGATTCCCTAATCTACCGAGACCAAGATGATTTTCCTAATTTCAATAATGTCATTTGCAAATTTTGTATTCTATCCACTAGTGGTAGGTGCAATCATTGCAGTTATAATAGAACAGATCCTTAGAGCACGTGGTGATGAAGCTAATGAAGCAGATGTTAAGAAGGTTCTAGTCTCTATGGGCATACGTAAGTATTTGATTAGACAAGCGTGGATATTTAATATAATATGGTTTGTAGGTTACTTCATTCTTATGCTAACTATAGGAAGGCAGCAACCTCAATCAATGCCCGACCTTATTTGGCAAGGATGATTTTACCAGGAACTACAGTTACAGTTAAGAATCCACATTCAATCTATCGTGGTTATGTTGGATTCGTTCAAAGGATTAGTGGCGATCGTGCTGCTGTCCTCTTTGATAATTATTCTCCGTGGGAGAAGATGATCACATTTCCAATTTCAGATCTAACGGAGGGTGGACGTGGACCTAAATGATAACAACATAGTAGAAGTTCTTAGTGAACTTGTCCCATACATCGAAGCAGATGGTGGGTGGTTAGAATATGTTGAGACTGATTACACAACAGAAGGAGCATACGTTAAGGTAAGACTTGGTGGTGCTTGTTCTAGTTGTGCTATGAGTTCTCAAACATTAAAGATGGGTATTGAACGTAAATTAATGGAAGAGATTCCAGAGATTAAAGGAGTCATCCAAGTGTTATGAAGATTACCCAAAAGATTATTGATGACCTCACTGAGGCACTCGCTCATACCAAGAAGGATGGTACTGAGAATTGGAAGGATGGTGACGAGATTGATGTCTGTCTAGGTGGCACGTTTGCCAACGACAAGTTCATCTCTCTGATCAATCGTTCCAAGGAGAAGTGATTGACTTTATGGTCGAACTTTTTCCCACGCATTTACACGTGTTCGTTCACGATGATCCTCTTATTGACGAGGAGATAAATGGAATTCCTGATGATCCAGACATCCTATCTCACCTGAGTGTAGGTGCCAAGGAAGAAATTCTCTATGGGTCACATACAGGGATGAACGATCTCCAGTTGTTTCAGAAATATAATTTGCCACGGTTGAGAGCGTTCTGTGAAAAGTCATTAGCGAGTATTGATCCTATAGTCACGATAGCGCAGTCTTGGATGAATAGGGGTCCGAAGGACAGTTTCCAAATTGCACACACCCACGCTGGTTTCTCAGTATCTGGTGTATACTATCATCAGGACTGTGTTCCTGATATGGGTGGGATCGTATTCATCAATCCGAATCCTCATTCTAAGATGTGCTTATGGGGTACAGAGGAAGGTCGCCACTTCCCTGCTACTCCAAGGACTCTCGTCTTATTCCCATCTTGGTTAGAACATAAAACTGAAAAGAACCTTATAGATACTCCTAGAGTATCAATCGCTTTCAATGCAAAATGACAACTCCGAACTGGCAACACAATTCTGGGAAGCCACCCAAACGTAAGTTAAAACCACGTGCACTTAAGAGTGCAAGAGACAGACGCAACCACTTGATAAAGTGTCTACTAAAGACCTCCGACCGCCATCGGGGGTCTTATACTATGTACATACACGAGGAAATTAATGACAGTCAACAGAGAAGTCAAAGGAACCCTAGCAAGACTACTTGCTACAGAAGATCTAGTTGTGGAGCATCGTCAGTGTGAGACTGCTCAGTTCGATGTAGAGCGTAGGGTACTGACACTTCCTATCTGGGACAAAGCATCAGAGAACGTATACGATATGCTTGTATCTCACGAAGTAGGACACGCTCTATACACTCCAAGAGAGTGGGAGTATGGCAAAGTTCCCCAGTGCTTCCTTAATGTTGTAGAGGACGCACGTATCGAGAAGTTGATGAAGCGTAGATACCAAGGTCTTCCTAAGACATTCTTCGCAGGTTATAAAGAGTTAGATGAAGAGGACTTCTTCGATGTACAAGGAAATGTTGAGAAGTTTGCATTGATTGATAAGATAAACTTATTCTATAAGATCGGTAACTATCGTTTCATCCCATTCACTGATGAAGAGCAGGAGTATGTAGATAGAGTTGGTAAGACTGAGACCTTTGAGGAAGTTGAAGAGGTTGCTCTTGAGATTTACAACTATATGAAGGAAGTATATCAGGATCAGAAGGAAGAAGAAGCACAAGAAAATGATTCAGCATTCGATCTACCATCACTTGAAGGAGATACTCCTGATATGGGTGATGATTCACAAGATCCTTTCTCAGAGGAAGCACCAATCGATTCTGACTCTGATGATGGTACTGAAGCAGAGGGTGGTGATGTAACATCAGATGATTATCAGGAGAAGGGTGCAGGAGATGAGGCAGGTGATCCATTCCAATCACTAACTGATAGAGCATTCACTGATAAGGTTAAGGAGTATGTACAGACAGGTGGATATGATACTGAGTATGTTGAGATCGGTAAGGTTGATACTAAGAAGTTAGTTATCTCTTGGAAAGAAATCCTTAAAGTATCAGAAGAAAGATACCATCTTGAACCACCAACAAATGAGCACGAGGAGCATAGATATAATTACGAACAGGGAGATATAATAAGATCTGAGGAAGAGTATAGAGAGTTCTTCAAGCAATCCCAAAAGGAGGTCAACTACCTTGTCAAAGAATTTGAGTGCAGGAAATCAGCTTCGGCGTATGCTCGTGCTACTACTAGTCGCACTGGGGTTCTCGATACAACGAAGCTTCATACTTACAGATACAACGAGGATCTTTTCAAGAAGATAACAAACATACCTGAAGGTAAGAACCACGGTATGATCTTCTTACTAGACTGGTCTGGTTCAATGAGCAACTGCTTATTTGACACAATGAAGCAAGTTCTTCAACTTACTTGGTTCTGTCAGAAGGTTCAGATCCCTTTCAGGGTCTACGCTTTCACCAATAGTGCTTATGGTTTCACTAACTACTATGAACCAACTGAAGATAGGTTCAAAGAGAAAGAAGGACATATCTCTTTCAACAAGGGGTTTGGTCTCCTAGAGATGCTTTCATCTGATGCTAGTAGGAAGGAGCAGGATCGTCTTGCCTTATCACTCTGGAGAAATGCTGGTACTAACAGTTATGTACCTAAGCAGTGGGGACGTATGTACAATATGGGATGCCCACCAATACTATCTTTATCTGGAACACCATTGATAGAAGCAGTTGCTGCTATGCAGTCAGTGATCCCAACTTTCCAAAAGGAGACTGGTGCTGAGAAGATCTCTCTAACTATTCTCTCTGATGGTGAGTCTGCACCACCTTCATACGCTTGTCGTCGTGATCATCTATACTCTAAGTATTCAGATCTAATAGGTGATGAACCAAAATTATGGGTCAATTCACTGAGTGGTCGTTGCCAGTTAAGAGATCGTAAGACTGGAAGAACTTATCCAAAGAAAGATCATCCAACTGAGCAGTTGGTAGTCTTCCTTCAGAACCTTAAGGACTCAATGCCTCACGTAAACATCCTAGGGTTCAGACTAGTAGCACCACGTGATGTTAAGCAGTACTTCAGACTCATTCAGTTTATGGGATTTCATAAGGAGCATTATGAAGAAGCAGTTAGGAAGTTCAGAAAGCAGAAGTTCTATGAGTGCAAAGATTCACCCTATGACAAGTTGTACATTATGCCTGTAGCAGGATTGAGTGAGGAGACATCCTTAGATGATCTTAAAGAGGACGCAACTAAGGGACAGATCGGTACAGCATTCAAGAAGATGTTCAGGAACAAAGCGAACAATAAAAAGATGCTCACATCATTCGCTGAGACAGTTGGATAAGTGTCTACTAAGGGGTCGCAAGACCCCTTTTTTACACTATACTTAATTCATAGCAAACAAATCAAATCTAAATGGCATTCCAAACTGAAATCCCTGTTACCACCGAAGGCGTACTTGAGTATCTTACAAGTAACTTTGGTACTGAAGTCGGTACACCAGAATTGTTGAAAGCAGCAGACGAATTCAAATGTTCATACGCTACAATCAAGAAGAGACTCAAGCAGTACAAAGCATCCATCGGTAAGTGGAACTTAACTATCGAAGAGGCACGTGAGGTTTTTGAAAAGCAGATCGTTAAGTCAGATCCTAAAGTATCTTTGGTACCTCAAGCGGATCCACTCTATGTTCCGTTCGGAAACTTTAACTCTATTAAGAAGATTATCAAGTCTAAAGTTTTCTACCCAACCTATATTCAAGGACTCTCAGGCAACGGTAAAACATTCGGTGTTGAACAAGCTGCGAGTTCTCTAAATAGAGAGTTGATTCGAGTTAATATTACAATTGAAACCGACGAAGATGACCTTATTGGTGGGTTCCGTCTTAATGATGGGAGCACTGTATGGCATAATGGTCCAGTTATCGAGGCACTGGAAAGGGGAGCTATCCTACTTCTAGATGAGATTGACCTCGCTTCTAACAAGATCCTCTGCTTACAATCTGTTCTAGAGGGTAAGGGAGTCTTCCTGAAAAAGATCGGTAGATATGTGAAACCAGCACCTGGCTTCAATGTGATTGCCACAGCAAACACAAAGGGTAAGGGTTCAGACGACGGACGTTTCATCGGTACTAATGTATTGAACGAAGCGTTCTTAGAGAGATTCGCAATCACCTTGGAGCAAGAGTACCCAACACCAGTCACGGAAGTAAAAATTCTGAATAAGCAATGTGCTGACTCAGACTTCTGTGCACGTCTTGCTGACTGGGCACAGATCATCAGAAAGACCTTCGCTGATGGAGGTATCGATGAGGTGATCTCAACACGTCGTTTAGTTCACATTGTAAAGGCATTCGACATCTTTGGTTCAAAGGAAGATGCTATCCAGTTCTCCATCAATCGTTTCGATGATGAGACTAAGCAAGCGTTCCTAGAATTATATGATAAGATCGATGCTGACTTCAATAAGGATGACTTGACTGATCAACCAAACTGATGTACACTTAATTCAAATGGATCTTCCAGTAGACGACCAAGAACTAACAACAGTAATTGCCGCCCTTAAACTGGGTGGCGATACTGCGTTACACAACAAACTCAAATTAGTCAAGGAACTCAGAGATCTGGGTTTACCTTACAAGAAGATCCTTAGAGAACAGTATGGTTATGCAATGTAAGTACAATGAAGAAGAGATTCTCCGAGAAGTATCGGATTACATCTCTCACACCTATCGAGGTCACTACAGTACTGGAGGAGTACAAACTTTAGATCTCATTGATTCAGTAGGTGACGCAGAGGCATTCTGTAGAAGTAATATTCTAAAGTATGCCTCTCGTTATGACAGAAAAGGTTCAGCACGTAAGGACATCATTAAGATAATCCACTACGCTGTGCTATTATGTCATTTCAATGATAAGACTGCTAGAGCACAAGCTATCAACGATGGTACTACAGCATTCTCTGTAGATTATGATAAATGATCACCTTCACTCCACATTATGTCCCTTGTCAAACTCAGTAAAAAGACTCAGAACCTCCTTAAGAACTTTGCCACGATCAACAAGTCGATTGTTATTGATCCTGGCAACAGCATCAGGACATTATCTGTCAACAAGAACATCTTTGCTTCTGCTCTTGTCAGCGAAAACTTCCCTCAAGAGATTGCCATTTATGACCTCGGTAATTTCTTATCTACTCTCTCACTCTTTGAGAGTCCAGTCTTCGATTTCACAGACAAGACGAAACTTATCACAACAGACGAAACCTCTAACTCAAGAGGAACGTTCTACTATTCTGACCCTTCTATGATTCAGCAGGTACCTGATAAGGGTATCCAAATGCCAGAGGTGGATGTAGAATTTAGTTTAAAGACTGATACGTTACAGGA